AATATAAAACCCTTTCAGGTGATTTTGTAGAACCCGTCAAACCAGGAACCATCCGCGAAACCCGTGACTTTATCAAAAAGTACGAGGGTGTGGATGGTTTTAAAATCTATGGGTTTGAACGATTCATCTATCAATACATTTCGGATATGTATCCTAGTGATCAGATTGATTTCGATATGTCTAAAATCAATCTGGTGACCATTGATATTGAAACCAAATCTGAGTTTGGTTTTCCAGATGTTGAGAGTTGTAGTGAAGAACTTCTTCTCATTACAATACAAGATTTCAATACCAAGAAGATCACCACCTGGGGAGTGGGACCGTTTGATAATAAACAGGAAAACGTGGAGTATATTCAATGTCAAAATGAATATGCACTGTTAAGTCTTTTTATTCAGTGGTGGATTGAAAACACTCCAGATGTGGTGACTGGATGGAACTGTGAGTTCTTCGACCTTCCTTATCTTGCCGGCAGACTGAATCGGGTCCTTGGAGAGAAACTGATGCGTCGCCTTTCTCCGTGGGGGCTTGTAACGCAAACAGAGATGTTCATTCAGGGTCGTAAGAATCATTGTGTGGACATTGGTGGAGTGTCTATTCTTGACTATATGCGTCTATATCGATGGTCTCCTGGCACTCCCAACCAAGAAAGTTTTCGTTTGGATTACATCGCCCAACAGGAGTTGGGTCAACAGAAACTTGATCACTCTGAGTTTGATACTTTCAAGGACTTCTATACCAATGGTTGGCAGAAGTTTGTAGAGTACAACATCGTTGACGTGGAACTTGTTGATAGACTTGAGGATAAACTCAAGTTGATTGAACTCGCGCTCACTATGGCTTACGATGCCAAGGTGAATTATCAAGATATCTTTTTTCAGGTACGACTTTGGGATTCAATCATTTATAACTACTTAAAGAAAAAGAACGTAGTTATTCCTCCCAAGGAGGGTAAACAAAAAGATGAAAAGTACGCAGGTGCGTATGTTAAAGAACCGATTCCTGGGCGCTATGATTGGGTGGTTAGCTTTGACCTTAATAGCTTGTATCCCCATCTTATTATGCAATACAACATCTCGCCCGAAACCCTCCTTGATGAAAGACATCCAACTGCGAATGTTGAAAGGATCTTAAACGAAGAAATTAATTTTGAATTGTATAAAGACTATGCAGTTTGCCCTAATGGTGCAATGTTTAAGAAAACGCACCAAGGGTTTCTTCCCGAATTGATGCAGAAGTATTATGATGAACGTGTCATCTTCAAGAAGAAGATGATTGAAGCAAAGAAACAAAATGAGAAGACTCCATCTGTTGCATTGCAAAAGGAGATTGCACGATGCAATAACATTCAAATGGCTAAAAAGATTTCTCTGAACTCTGCCTATGGTGCTATCGGAAACAATTACTTCCGTTACTATAAGTTGGAGAACGCAGAAGCCATTACTCTGTCGGGTCAGGTATCAATTCGATGGATTGAGAATCGAATGAATGAATACCTCAATAAGATTCTCAAAACTGAGAGTATAGACTATGTTATTGCATCTGATACTGATAGTATTTACCTGAATCTTGGACCACTTGTTGATCTAGTATTCCCCAAAGGAGTATCCGATAAAGGTAAGGTAGTTGATTTCCTCAACAAGGCTTGTGAAGAACAGATCGAACCTTACATTGAAAACAGTTACAAAAATCTGGCCGAATATGTAAATGCATATGACCAGAAGATGTTTATGAAACGTGAGAACATCGCTGATCGTGGTATCTGGACTGCAAAGAAGAGATATATTCTCAATGTTTGGGATAGTGAAGGTGTGAGGTATGCAGAACCCAAACTTAAGATTATGGGTATCGAAGCTGTAAAATCTTCAACTCCTTCACCTTGTCGTAAGGCCATTAAAGATGCCCTGAAAGTGATGATGAGTGGAACTGAAGATGATATTATTTCATTCATCGATAGGTTTAGAACGGAGTTTAAAAAACTCCCTCCAGAAGAAATCTCATTCCCACGGTCGGTAAGTGAAGTGAGTAAATATAGAAGTAACTCATCCATTTATCAAAAGGGTAGTCCCATTCACGTTCGTGGGGCCCTGTTGTTTAACTATCACGTTAAACGACTTGATCTGGATGGTAAATATTCTCTTATCAAAAATGGGGAAAAGATAAAGTTTTGTTATCTTCGTACTCCAAATCCAATACACGAGAATGTAATGTCGTTCATTCAGGATTTTCCTAGAGAGATCGGCATTGAGAAATATGTAGATTATGATCTACAATTTGAAAAATCATTTCTGGACCCCTTAAAAATTATCCTAGATGTGATAGGATGGGGTGTAGAAAAATCCACAAACTTAGACCTATTTTTCTTATGACATACCAAATTCACGATTCCGAATCCAAACGCGACAAATGGAATAGAGGTTTGGATTTGTTTATAGAAAGTGTGCATAAGCCAGATAGTGATCTTAGACAACAAGCACACGATCAAAAGTGTTATCACGAATTGATGGATGTTCGTGAAAATGTGTTAGAATATCTTAAAACTCTGAGGTGGAATTGATGGATCTTCCAATCAATGATGAAGAACTGAATACGATTGTTAATGCTATGGCTTTTGGTGGAGACGCTGCTCTGTATCAAAAACTTAAACTGGTCAAGGAACTTCGGGAACAGAATCTCCCTTACAAAAAAATTCTTCGTGAACAATACGGGATGGTAGCGTGATGGACTTTTTAAAAGAAATTGTAAAAGAAGTTGGTGGTGAATATACACAACTTGCATCTGAAATAGATGAAACTGAAACTTATGTTGACACGGGTTCGTACATTTTTAACGCACTGGTTTCAGGTAGCATCTTTGGTGGTGTATCTGGGAATAAGATTACTGCTATTGCTGGGGAGTCTTCTACTGGAAAGACTTTTTTCTCTCTCGCTGTGGTTAAGAATTTTCTTGATAATAATCCTGATGGTTATTGTCTCTACTTTGATACTGAAGCTGCCATTACAAAGTCACTCTTGGACTCGCGCGGCATTGACACATCACGCATTGTCGTGGTTAATGTTGTCACCATAGAAGAGTTTCGTGGGAAAGCCCTGAAGGCTGTGGATCTTTACTTAAAAAAACCTGAAGGAGAACGCAAACCTTGTATGTTTGTGTTAGACTCTTTGGGTATGCTTTCAACTGAGAAAGAAATCACTGATGCACTGAATGATAAACAGGTTCGTGATATGACTAAATCACAACTTGTGAAAGGTGCCTTCCGAATGTTAACTCTCAAATTAGGTCAAGCTAATGTCCCGCTCATTGTCACAAATCATACATACGATGTCATCGGAGCTTACGTTCCAACTAAGGAAATGGGAGGAGGTTCTGGACTCAAATATGCAGCAAGTACGATCATCTATCTCAGCAAAAAGAAAGAGAAGGATGGAACGGAAGTGGTCGGAAATATTATCAAAGCTAAGACTGCTAAATCGCGTTTGAGTAAAGAAAATCAAGATGTTGAAGTTCGTTTGTTCTATGATGAACGTGGACTTGATCGTTATTACGGTCTTCTGGAACTTGGTGAACGACACGGAATGTGGAAAAATGTAGGTGGCCGTTATGAATTTGATGGTAAGAAACTTTACGCAAAAGAAATTCTAAAGAACCCTGAGAAATATTTCACACCAGAAGTGATGGAGTTGCTTGATGAAGCTGCGAAGAACGAATTCTCATACGGTTAAAGTTTATGAGAACATACTGGGTGATTCAGTATGTCAAAGTATAATCCAACACTTCTATGATAGAGATATCGGTCAAGACGTAGTTAGGAATGAGGGGAAACCCAATTTTACTCAGTGGAATGTCAACAAACATTTCTCTGAGATAGTTCCATATCTTGTTGAAAGAGTAAAAGTATGTCTGGATATTTACCAGTCAGATCTTCTTGGTCTTACTAAACATATGCCTCCAATGAAACACTTGGAGGAATTTCGCGTTAAAAAATATCAACCAGGTGGAGATGATAGATTTGATGAACACATTGATGTTGCCGATTACAATAGTGCTAGACGTTATCTAGCCCTATTGTTTTATCTTAATGACGTGGAGGAAGGAGGGGAGACAAACTTCCCATTTCACGATATAATTATCACACCTAAGATGGGATCAGTTCTCATCTTTCCACCGACTTGGGAATATCCACACTTGGGTAAACCTCCTGTGAGTGGGGACAAGTACATTATGAGCACATATCTTCACTATGGATAGAGTAGAAAATACAATTCTTCGCAATCTAATTTACGATGAAGATTATCTTCGTAAAGTGGTTCCTTTTATTCAACCAGAATATTTTGAGGATCATAAAGATCGTGTAATTTATGAAGAGATAGCTCAGTTCGTTGTTAAATATGATAAACCTGCAACGCAGGAAATTTTAAAGATTGAAATTGAAAATCGATCTGATGTTACAGATTCTGAGTTTAAAGACATCATCGATCTAGTTACTTCATTAACTGAGGAATCTACTAATCGGGAATGGTTGGTAGACACGACTGAGAAGTGGTGTCGTGATCGTGCAATTTATCTTGCACTTATGAAGTCCATTAAGATTGCTGATGGACAAGATGATAAAAAGGGTAGGGATGCTATTCCCAGTATCTTAAGTGACGCACTTGCTGTGTCATTTGATAATCATATTGGCCACGATTACCTGCAGGACTATGAACAACGTTACGAGGTATATCACAGAAAAGAGGAGAAAATCTCTTTTGACCTTGAATACTTTAACAAAATCACAAAAGGTGGTTTACCTAATAAGACTCTCAATATCGCTCTGGCTGGTACAGGTGTCGGAAAATCTTTATTCATGTGCCACGTTGCTAGCTCCGTCTTGTTGCAAGGGAAGAATGTTCTCTACATCACTCTTGAAATGGCAGAAGAGCGAATTGCAGAACGAATTGATGCAAACCTTCTTAACGTCAACATTCAAGAAATTACAGATCTTCCTAAAGTAATGTTTGACACCAAGGTTACTAACCTTGCAAAGAAGACTCAGGGTCAATTAATCATTAAGGAATATCCCACTGCATCTGCTCATAGTGGACACTTTAAAGCTCTTCTTAATGAACTTGCACTTAAGAAGTCATTTAGACCTGATATTATCTTTATTGATTATCTCAACATTTGCGCTTCCAGTCGCTATTCAAAACTGGGGAATATCAATTCTTATACTCACATTAAAGCCATCGCAGAAGAACTCAGAGGACTTGCCGTTGAATTCAGTGTACCAGTGGTATCCGCCACTCAGACCACTCGTTCAGGTTATGGTAGCTCTGATGTTGAACTTACTGATACTTCTGAATCATTTGGCCTTCCTGCTACTGCCGATCTTATGTTTGCTCTTATTAGTACAGAAGAGTTGGAAGAACTTGGACAGATTATGGTGAAACAGTTGAAGAATCGATACAATGATCCTACAATCAATAAGAGATTCATCGTTGGTATTGATAGAGCCAAAATGCGTCTGTATGACTGTGAACAGTCCGCACAAAATGATATACTTGACAACGGTAAAGATGCCGACTATGATGAGCCAGAAACTAAATTCAAGAACAGGTTCGCGGAGTTGAAGTTTTGACTATTCAAATTAAAAAAGAAGTTTTAGAAGACGGTACTCAAAAATTTACTATGCAAAAGTCTCACGTTGATTTTGAAAAATACAAAGAGTTTGTCAATGAGGTCACTTCCAAAGAAAGTAAGAACTACGAAAGTTTTAGTCAACGTCTTGAAGATCTCAACGACCAAGGATTTCCTTCCCAGCGACTGCTTACTGCTGCTGTAGGTATGACTGCAGAATCTGGAGAGTTTACTGAGATCATTAAGAAAATTGTGTTCCAAGGTAAACCTGTCAACAATGAGAATCTCTTTCACCTGAAACGTGAACTTGGTGATATTATGTGGTATGTGATGCAAGCCTGTATTGGTCTTGGTGTGTCACTTGAGGAAGTGGTTGAAATGAATGTGGAAAAGTTGATGTCGCGTTATCCTGAGGGTGCATTTGATGTATACTTCTCAGAGAACCGCAAAGATGGTGACGTGTAGTGTACGGACTTCCATACTTGGCTCCATTTATTGCACAACTTTGTTTTGCAAATTTCATTGAAAAACAAGGTGAACTGTGTAACTTTAGACAACCACCAGACTTAATAGTTAAGTACGATCTGATTAAACCAGAAGAAGGTTGTACTAAAGATGGTATATTTTATCCCCGTTGCAAAGATTTAGAGAATCCAGAAATTTTGCATTATCACAATTTGCTATATGGTAACAAATAATTTATTTTTGAAAGCGATTATTTTTAGAATATTAGTAATTTTTGTCACAGCATTATTCACTGGTTTCAAAGTATCAATTCTCTTAAATATCATTCTATTTTTACTTTACTACATTTACGATATTCTTTGGTTAAAATACGTTAGAAATTAAAACATCATGGCACTATCACAATCTGTTGAAGAATCATTAAAAGAAGCGGAAGCAGCATTGCGTAATGCACTAGCATACGCTGCTCGTCAGGAACGACCAATGGTATGCAGTGTAATCGCAGATCTGATTCATAGAATTGAATCTCTGCAGAGCACAGATGCCATCCTGGACAAACTGGAAAATCGCAAACCAGGTGATAAAGGATTCTTTGGTACAATGTTTGATCGGGAATGACTATGAAAAAAGTAAATCTTAAACTTGAAGTGCCAGTTGCACTTGAAGTTCTTGCTGCATTAGATAATGCAACTGCAGGTTATAGTGAAGAGTTCGCGCCTAATAGAATCGTTAATCTTCGTGCAGTGATGGATCAAATTGATACTCAACTTGATATGATCACCGCAGAGGCGTTTACAACTAAAGAATAAATAGGAGGGCTAGACCCTCTTTTTTTATGGCGAGTCTTTCTGGAAAAACAACTGCAGGAGAACAGAACTGGAAAGTCTACGTAGTAGATCGTTCCGACAGGGCTTCTACCGATTACTTGGTTGAGTCACCTGGTTATGTGTATACCAAGACATCCCCATCTAAACAGACTGATATCCTTGCCATTGCACAGGTTGGTGATAAGGTTAGAATTACAAGTGCAACCATCAATAACGTGATGGTTACCAAAGGTCCACTAGGTAGAGCAAGAACCGAACAGTGTGCACAGGTAAGGTATAACGGTAAAACTGGATATCTAAAACTTACATCAATCAGAAAACCAACTAGTGCTGGTGATGCTGCAGAGAAGAGAACATTGTCACTCACACAATCCCTTCTTGAACAGTTGAAGGAAGTTGCTGGTGTTGGTAGAGGTGGTACGTCATCGTTCAATATCACCGTTCCTGGATTGGGGCCAATCAATGGTATTTCGGGAATTAAAAAAGTTACCACTAGACCTCTGGGAAGAGAAGCAAAAGCTGACTTTGCGTTGACTGATAGAAGAGGGAAAGAAATACTTTATATCTCTCACAAACAGGGTGCCACTGCAGCAGCTTTTCAACAGTATGGTGGTGTGTCTGAACAATCGGGTACACCAGCCAAACCCAGGTTGATAATGGATGATCCAGAGGTTCAACAATTCTTTGATGATATGTACAGTCTTTATGAAGACGCGAAGATGGGTCTGGATCAATTTGACAATAACCCTTTTAGTGGTGGTAGATTAAATAAAAGAATTTTTAGATATCTTGGTGACCCTACTTTGATCAGTAGGTCTGTTTACGGCCCAGATTTTGGTAGACCATTTGGACCAGATAATGTTCATCTTCTGGGGCAGGGCGAATTTATATTCACACCCATCGTAAGTCCAGATGGTGATATTACATTTCAACTTACTTTTTCTGGACCAATGGAAATTAATGGAGTTACAACTCCGTTTACAGAAGTAAATAATCCTTATCGTGCAATCATCGTTGCAAGATTCACAAGTGGTAGAAGAATTGTGAGTAGTAAAGGTAATATTGAGAATGTTCGATGCGTCATCGCACCTGCGGCCCTCGCTGGGGCCGGTGTAAATATTGACACACTACTCTGACCACTGGTCAAAATCTCTGGTACTATAAGGATATGGCTAAGAACACTCACCTGGAACACCTTGAAGATGATATCCTTAATCAAGGTACATCTGGAGGTATCAATGCAATCAACTTCCTCAGAGAACTGGGAGATATGTTGACTCAACCTGAGTCCAGTGTGAGAGTCACTACGAAATGGGATGGTGCACCCGCGATCATCTGTGGTAAAGATCCAGTATCTCAACGATTTTTTGTAGGAACCAAATCAGTCTTTGCTAAGACTGCACCTAAAGTTATCTATTCTGAAGCTGATGCGGACTCAATGTATGAGGGTCAATTGGCTCAAAAGTTGAAAGACGCATACAAATACCTCTCACAACTTCCCATTCAAGGTGTGTTGCAAGGGGATCTCTTGTTCACCAATGACAAAGATACCCGCACCATTGATGGTCAACAATCCATAACCTTTCAACCTAATACGATTGTTTATGTCGTAACTGCCAACTCTGAACTTGGAAAGAAAGTTTCTAGAGCTAAACTTGGAATCGTATTTCATACCACTTACACTGGCCCCACTCTTGCAGATATGAACGCATCATTTGGTGCAAATGTTTCTACTCTCCAAGGAAATCCTGATGTGATGGTTTTCAGTTCTGACTTCAAAGACATCACTGGTGCCGCAAAGATGACCAGTGTGGAGAAACAACAATACGATTTATTGGTAAATCGTGCAGAGGGATCACTGAAACAATCAAGTGCCTTTCTCAATCTGTTGACTCAGTATGGTGAGAGCAAATTTATGATGAATGTTCTCTTCAAACAGTTTTTCAATTCTTTCATTCGTGAAGGTCGTGCGATTCGCAATGTTAAAAATGTTGTTCAAGACTTCAAAGTTTATTACTCCAATCTTTTGAACAAAGAGATTGCAACAAAGAAGACTAAATCCGCCCAAGATAAATATTTACAAATGCGAACAGATGGACTCAAGTTCATTCAAGCAAATGAACGATCCATTTATTTTACAGTCGCATCCTATATGAATTTGATTGAGGCCAAAAACTTCATTATTCGTAGACTTGAGAGAGTTCAAACCTTAGGAACCTTTCTACGCACTGAGAATGGATACAAAGTCACGGCTCCAGAAGGATTTGTGGCCATCCGTTCTGGTAATGCACTCAAGTTAGTTGATAGACTGGAGTTTTCAAGAGCTAATTTCACTGCTGATAAAAATTGGGACAAAGGATGAAGTTTTTCAATCGTGTAAAAACTATTATTGAGGCTGCCACTCAGGCATCTGAGAAGGCCAAACAGATGGGGTTACAGGGAGATGGTCACGGAGACTGGTACGATAAGTCTGGGAAACTAGTCGCAAAAACAATTGGTGGTCAGTTAAAATTCTTCGGTGGCAGATCCGCTGGTAAACCAATGGACCCCGCAGATTTGGCTCCTAAACCAGAGAAACAAGCACCCCAACAAAAACAACAGACAACGCAACAACCAGAAGAAAAAGAAAAGGTTGATGCTGGTTCACTAACTGTAGGATTTGGTCGGTTCAATCCTCCTACAATTGGTCACGAAAAGTTACTGAACGCAATAAGTCAAACTGCTGGTAAAGGTGGTCAATATAGAGTTTATCCATCACGATCTCAAGATCCTAAGAAGAACCCTCTTTCACCTAATGAGAAGGTTCAATATATGCGTCAAATGTTTCCGAAACACGCCAACGCAATTGTTGATGATGATAAGACTAAAACCATTTTTGATGTATTGAAAGCTGCCAATGAAAAAGGATATTCCACTGTCAATATTGTGGTTGGTTCAGATAGGGTCAAAGAATTTGAAAACCTTGCGAACAAATACAACGGACAACTATACAATTTTAACAAGATTAACGTTGTATCAGCCGGCGAACGTGATGCCGATGCCGA